GTACCAAAAGGACTCTATTAGGTGGATTATTAACGCTATAGACAACGGAACTGACGGATTGTTGGAAAAGTCCCGTGATATGGGTGCTTCGTGGATTTTGTTCGTTTGGGTGCCTATTTGGTATTGGTTATTCAGAGATGGGGTTAACTTGCTGTTGGGGTCATATAAAGAGGCTTTAGTAGATAATAGAACCAAAGACTCCCTGTTTGGTATGATTGACTATGGAACTGAAAGTCTGCCTAAGTGGATTCTGCCTAAAGGATTCAATAAGGATAAACATCGTACTCAGATGAAGTTGCTGAATCCAGTAAACAACAACCTTATCGCTGGAGATACCATGAACGCTGACTTCGGACGTGGTACTCGTAAGACCGCTATTCTCTTTGATGAGCTAGGTTCTTGGGATTATGCCCAAGACGCGTGGGAGACTTGTGGTTCTTCAACAGCTTGTCGTATTGCTAACTCTACTCCTAAAGGATATAACTACTTTGCCAAGCTTAGAAACTCTGGTATTGATGTCTTGACCCTACATTGGCGCCGACACCCACTGAAAGATGAGCAATGGTACGAATACGAGAAGGCGCGCAACACTGAGGAAGCTATTGCTCAGGAATTGGATATATCCTATAACAAGTCCCAAGAGGGTAGAGTCTACACTGAATGGGACGAAAGTCGTGTAGAACTGGGAGATTTCCCTTATCTGGACGGAACACCGATGTATGTTGGCTGGGACTTCGGGAACTCCGACGACACAGCTATTATATGGTGTCAACCTACACCAGACGGTTTAAGAATACTTGACACTTATAGAAACAGTGGTAAGACCATTGACTTCTATATTCCATTCATTACTGGTATTGTCCCATCAGACGGATACCAATACAACTCCAGAGACCTGCAAGTAATGGAGGAACATAAGTATTGGGGCAAGGGTACACACTTTGGAGACCCTGCTGGGAGGTTTAAGAGTGCTGTAACCAATACATCTGTACTTGACGTACTTAGACAGAGTGGTATAGTAGTGAACTTCAAAGATGAGTGGAAGGAGTTCCAAAAGAGAAAGACCGCAGTTAAGCTTCTTATCCGAGAAGGTATCTTACTTAATAAGAATGACAGGACTGAATACTTCAATATGTGCATATCTCAAGCAGCGTACCCTAAAGTGAAGAGAGATGGTATGGAGGAGGTTCAGTCTGTTAAGCCAAAGCACGACTATACCTCTCATTACCGTTCATCACTAGAATACCTTGCATTAGGTCTGAGTGAGTTCCGTGGAGTACGCAAGGAACCATTTGACAAATTTAAGAAGCGTGAGACTGGTCGGCGCACTAGCGTAACTTACTAACGTAACTTACTGATATGAAAGGTTCACTATGGTTTAAGCGACTTGTCAAGGACTGCAAAGCAATCAGCCCTCATATCCGTATCAAAGAGATAGGGAACGGGTTCTTTAGGATATACTTCCAGAGAGCTTATATACATGAAGCCTATAAGGAGATGCCACAAGTCGGGTATAACTGTGAAGATAAAGACTTCAACTTTCTTACTAAGAAGTATGCAGAAGAATACGAAGACCGCTCAGCATACATAAGAAAGACTAAGAACTTCGTGGAAGGATACTGGGACGCTCTTGACACAATCAGAACACGTGTCTATATGATGAAACACAATAAAGAGTTTAACCAGACCGCAACCAAGCGATACGAGACGGTAGTGGTTAAGTAAGTATTGCAATTATAAGATACTAATGTTATAATGATAAAAAACTATGCCATCAAAAACAGCAAAAGAAATCTCTCCCGCGCAAACACTTACAGACGCGCAACGAGACTTCAAACCATCTGATAAGGAAAAAGAAGTAACTCAGGAAGTCTTTAGACGCTTCCGAGCCGCTGCTGATGACCGTAACCGACATTTCGAATACTTCGATGGGCTAGACCTTATATCATACATTAACGATTCAGTCAAGCGTTTCAATACAAACTATGACGAGAGAGACGATATTGAGGACTGGCAAGCCCGTATCCATGACCCATTCACACGTAATAAAGTTCTCGCTGTTCTAGGTAAGGTGAACTCTGTTCTGCCTATAGCTAGCTTCAGAGGACGTGGAGATGAAGATGTCCGTAAGGGGTTGATACTTACTAGCATTTATGAGTACGCTGAGGATATAGATGAGTATGATGAGTTGATGACTCACATTCTTTTGGAGGCACTCGTCAAAGGAACCGCTATTGGTTACGAAGGAGTGGTGCGAGATGAGCGCATGGTGAGGAATGTCAAAGGAACTGGCGACAGCATTAAAGTAACTGAAGAGAAAGAGGTGATGACTAAGCTCCCAGGAGTATTAGTCCCACTAGAACAGTTCTATCCATCTTCAGTAGGTATCCGTACAATCAGTAAGATGCCTTATTGTTTCAGACGTTGGACAATGCCTTATAGCTCATTCATAGAAGAATGGAGAGCATTTAAGAAAGCTAGCCTAGTCCAGCCACAGCGTCAGCACTCAACTGAGGAAGATAAGCCATATTACCTTGATTATGTTTCAAGCGACGTTCAGGAGGGACACGTTGAATTGGTTCAATACTACAACAAAGACTTAGACATGTATGTCGTATTAGCTAATGGTGTATGGCTCAACCCTATTAGTACAAAAGGTGGCATTGAAGTAATCAGCCCGATGCCTTTTAACCACAAACAACTTCCATTCTGGGAGGTTAAGTTCGACTTCTTTGGAGACTTCTTCTATGGTAAGTCACTACCAGACCGACTCAAGAGTATGCAGGACGTACTCAATGTGCTCACGAACATGCTTCTTGACCAGAGCTTCTTGACCATATTCCCACCACTCTTGACAAATGGTTATGATTCTGTTGAAGAAGACTACCTCCGCCCAGGACGACGCACACCAATAGACACACAGGGTCTACCTATCAGCCAAGCCTTTGTCAAACTTGACCTAGGCACCCCATCTGGCTGGCACCAATACATCCTTGAGTACACGCGTAAGATTATGGAGGAGTCATCTCTTGACTCAGTGTCTTCAGGACAGGCTGGGGTCGGTGGTCGTACGACCGCACAAGAGATTCGTGTTGCCGCTGAAGGGGTTACGTCTGTTCTCAGTATCTTTGGTCGCAATATCAATAGCGGTATGAAGCGTAAGGCGATGCTTAAAGCTGCCAATGCCCTACAGTTTTGGACTGATTCAAAGAACCCAATGATACGCAAGATTCTAGGAGATGGTTCAGAAGCCGACTTCAACAAGGTATTTAATACATTCAAGGTAAACAACACAGTTCTTACAAGTGGAAAGCGAGGAACTAAGGTTATTGAGTTATATGGAGATAAATCGGATATTCCGACTAAACCAGAACTAGAAGCTCGTGCGATGGTAGATACATCCGCTGGTGGAACTAACGTAGAGATTATGGCACTCCCAGGAGAGTATATCCGTAACTTCCTATTCGATGTAGAACTGGTTCCTAACCCTAAGAAGGAAATCTCTCAGGATATAGAGAAGTCCCTACAGCTAGAGAAGGTAAGGGTCTATATGTCATTCTTCCCTAATCAGGTAAATGTGAACGAACTAGCCGCTGCCACAGCAGAGATAATGGGAGATGACCCAACCAAGATACTGAACAGTGAAGTGTTCCAACCACCACAACCACCACCCGAGGCTGGGCAAGAGAACCCAGAAGCTTCCCCAGCTCTAGGAACCAACCCACAACAGAACACGGCTAACAACAACATACGAAACAACGCCCCCTCACCAAGTACAGTACAATTAAAAGCTAGCCTACAAGGACTCTAATTATGATAAACAAACTACTTAATTACTTCGGGTACATCTCCCTATACGACGCGGATATGCAAGTCTTAAATGCTGAAATAGCTATCTATGAAGAAGAAGATGAGTCTGAAGACGACCTAGCGTTTAAGTTGGCTTCTATGTTACAGATAGATGATGATATAACACCTGAGTACGAGAAGCAGATATTCAAAGACCTACAAGGGACTGAGAACCTAGTCGCGTACTTAAGAGAGTCCGCTGCTAGAGATAAAGACCGCTACTTCGGTGCAACCACAAAAGAAGAGCAGTTGATTATTCGTGGAGCGTTCGCGCGTACAATGTATCTAAAAGCTAAGATAACTGGTGCCGATAGTAGCGAATAGTATTGTAGTTTGTCAAGTAGTGTGATATACTGAAATGTAGTTAGGTGAAGTTGGGTTGTGAGTTGGGGTGGAAAGGGGTCGATACTTTTCACTCCTACTCGCTACCTAACTGTAGCGGTATTCTCGGCTTAGATTTGGAGGACTCACCCTCTCTTGGACTCAACCAAGTAAAAAAGGGATTACACATAAAAGGGAATCTTTAAGGATATATGGAAGAAATCGACGAAACGGTTACTGTGCCGCAATCACAGTATGATGAGATAGTAGAGAAGCTCGCGTCTGAGACGCAAAGCAAAGTAAACTTGGTTAATGAAATCAAGGAACTGCGAGAAAAGAAACAACTTACGGAGCGAGAAGCTGAAGAGCTACGTAAGAAGTTGGAGTCTAGTGTGCTACCTCCACAATCGTCTTCTGGTGTATTAACGTCAGAACAGATAGAGGAGATTGCATTAAGCACTATGAAATCCGCGTTCGCAGCGAAAGATACAGAGGAAGCACAAGCCAATAAGGTTAACGCAATGAACAGTTTTCTAGGTAAGCACAAGGAGTTCCATCCAGACAACGATCCAGGTGGAATCAAATTGTCAGCTCTAGAACAGAAATTCGCACGCTTTAACACTGAAGGTTTGAAAAAAGAATCTGATTTTCTTTCTGTCCTTGAGGACGCTAGTAGTCTTGTTCGTCCCACCCAGCAGTCACAGACCCCTGGGATTGACCCTAATCCACCCGCCCCAACTGGGACGCAGAGTGGAACACCAGCTTCAGAAATGACAGATGATAAGTTGTCTCAAAAAGAGATTACCATTATCAACCGTTCATTCGATGGAGATAGGGAACGGTACCTCAAGATTAAACAGAAACGCCCAGATTACGTCGCTTCGCTTCTCCAATACTCTCTCTAAAATTATTAAAGAGAAAGACTAAGAATTAAACTATTATGGCAATTACAGCTTTTGGTAGTCTGGTTCCTTACGGTGGCCCAGTTCTACGTGCCGAAATTCTCGCCAACTCAATCACTGTCACTGTTAGTGACTCTGTAAAGTTCGCGTCTGGTTTCGTTGCGCTTGGAACAGCTGGTGCTTCCGTGCTTGGTCATGTTAGTGGTGTTCGTACCGCTCTCGGTGTTGGCGTTCAGTCAACAGGAGCAGCAGGTGCAGCTTTCGGTAGCTTTGTAGGTTCATACCTCACAGCTTCGGATAACCAAACAGTAGCTAAAGTTCGCGCAGAGATTGATATTTCACAATCCACTCTCTACAGCGCAGAAGTAGACGTTGCTATCGGTACCACGACTGGCTCAAATCTCGCAGGTTATCGTATGGACTTGGTTGATGAAGATACGCTCGATGAGAGCACGTCTGCAACCACTACCGCACAATACGGTACCTGGGGACTTGACCCTTCGAACACAGCACAAGCAGTCGTCAACATTCTCGAATCATCTATCTTTAACACCTAATCTATATGGCTGAATCACGCGCAAAGTGGACAGACCTTATTCCTGATACGGGTCTACGCATTTCCGAGGTCTTTGACCAAGGCGACATGCTCTACACCCCAGGTGTTGGTAGTGTCTTGAATGTTACGACAGGGGATGGGGCTCAGAAAAACTACTCTGGAAAGACAGGGTTCGGTAAACTTAAAAAGTTCTCCGACGGTGACGATGTACCGACAATTACTCGTGATAAGACTTACACCACTTCAGTTGGATACAACAACTACGGTGGGTCGGTCGAAGTTACTAAGAACCAAATCGAAGACCGAGACTTCGCAACGGAATTGGATGAGATGAAAGATCTCTCTCGTTCTGCTAACTACTCAGTTGATGAAAGCTCAATGCAGCTCTTCAACGGTGGTTTCGCGACTACAGTTACGGTTAACGGTTGGGACATGACATGGTACGGAGACGGCAAGCCGCAGTATTCTACCGTTCACCCAACTACGACAGTCGGTGGAAGCACGCAGTCAAATGCGTCTTCAACTGGAATCATCTTGTCTCACGACAACTTCCAGACTGGCCGTTTGGCACTTGAACTTCAGAAAGAGGACAATGGTCTCGCTTTGACTATGTTCGGAAAGAACTCACTTGTTATTCCTCTCATTCTTGAGAAGACAGCAATGGAGACGATTAACTCACCAATGACACCTGAGAACGCTAATAACGCAATCAACGTGTACACTGGTACGACAGACATCGTAACTTCGAAGTTCCTCGACTCAACTAATGGTGGCTCGAACACAGCATGGTTCCTCGTGAACCGCGCTGTCCACAAGCTCTATTACGAGACTCGTCAAGAGAAGCGCCTTGAATCTGATGTTAACATCAAAAACAAGGTGACGACCTTTACGGTTGACTCACGTTGGGCAAACTATGCCAAGGATTTCCGCGGCACATGGGCAAGTAAGGGCGATCTCGCTCCTTACAGTTCATAAATGTTTGGCAGTTCATCAAAAACTGCCCTCGCCCACGCTAGCCTTTGTATCTCCAAGACTAGCACAAAAGAGTAATGAGATGCCAGGTAACAAAGAAACATTCAACTAAAGCTGAAAGGATTGTAGCAGAAGCCTTAAAAGACCTGCACATTCCATTCAAGCATAGATGGATGCTCAACGGAAGGGAAGTGGATTTTATCATCGGAAACGTAGCTCTCGAATTAGATGGTCACGAACAAGATGGTGAAAAGAACAGTATGCTGGCTGAGTTAGGCTACATCCCAATACACTTACATAACTCAGAAGTTACTAAGGAAAGTATTATTAAATTATTAAGTAAGTTAAAATAAAATGAGTACAACAAATTATCCCAACGGAGTATCGAGTTTCGGTGTTCCTGTAATGGGTGGAATGAGCCTTCCTTCAACAACTGGTCGATACATCTTCGTATCCTCAGTTAGTGGTTCTAACGGGAACACTGGTCTGAGCGTTGAGGCGCCTGTCGCAACACTCCTACAAGCATTGGTAGTAGCAAACGCTAACACGGACGACATCGTTGTCTTGATGGCTAACCACGCTGAGACTGTCTCGGCTGCCTACGCTATCGCTAAGGCAGGTGTGCGTATAATCGGTCTTGGTGTTGGTTCGGCTCGTCCGACCTTCACATTCGACACATCGGCATCAGTCGCAAGGTTTACAGTTACTGGAAAGAACATCGGTTTCTGGAATTGTGTCTTTGTCGCGAACTTCGGAGACATAGGTACAATCATTCTAGTAGGTGCATCTCCTGAGTTCGCAGTTGAAGACTGTGTATTTAGAGACACATCATCGTCTCTTAACATGCTCGCGTGTGTTACTACGACTGTTACAGTCAATGCAGACGGAATGAGATTCAATCGCAACCGTGTTGAAATGCTCGGCACAACGGCAGCAACTGTTCCTGTTAAGATTCTTGGAACAATGTCTCGCCTTCAGGTTAACGAAAACTTCGTTACAAAGGCTGTTCTTAACAACACCTCATGTCTAGTCAATCACGCAGCGCTCGTGATGACCAACCTTGAAATGGCACGCAATGTTATCAACAGCGCAAATACGGACTCTGCAACGGGCGGATTCCTTATCGTCACTTCGTCGACTACAAATACTGGACACGTCTACGACAATAAAATAATTGGACGAGACACAGCTGCAGCGGTTATGATTACAGGTACTGGACACAAGTACGGACAAACCAACAACCTCTACTCTGGAGATGTTGACACATCTGGATTCGTGCTTCCTGCAATCGGCACAGACTAATAGTAGACACTCTTGCCTATACTGGTTCCCTTTACGGGGAACCCGATATGGGCGGGAGCTAATAAACACAATATGAAAATTACAAATCCAACACAATTAGCAATCGGCATACAACACCGCGGGACAGTCTACACAATTCCTGCTATGGGTGCAATCTTCGGTATCGCTGAAGAAGTAGCTGAATACTGGAAGACAATGATTCATTCATTCATTATCGTAGAAGCTGATGTCGCAGAAGTTACAGAGGTGAAAGTAGTCGCGCCAAAGGTGGAGACGACTGTAGTAGAAGAGGTCGAGTCTGTAGAGCAAGAAGAGGAAGAAGAGGAAGTAAAAGAAGAGGTGAAGAAGCCTCAGGTTAAGAAGTAGACCTATGGGACTATTTTATCCAAATCAGGTCATTAGACCCCTCATAGGGACAAAGAGTGGAACCACTCGGACATCCGCAGCATTGACGACAGCATACACTGGAAACACCAAGACTTTTGAAGTAGGTGGATTGTCCAAACTAAACTTGGATGTCCTGTACACAATGGGTGCAACTGAAACCACAAACTCTATTGAGATTAAGGTTGAAGGCAGTCCAGACGGTACAAACTTCTACCGCATTCCTAACGAATCAGTATCGGGTGGAACCTCTACCCTAACAGCGCGTGAGTTCACGTTCGTTGGTGTCAACGCAGACGCCGCAACTATC